CGGGGATATTTATAACAAGGATATTCTTCGTCTTTAATAAAACTCTTAACTGCAACAAATTTTGATTTCTTTGTTACATGACCTAAGGATTTCATGTATTTATAATAAATTTCTTCTTTTCTTTTCTGTGTATAATTGGTTTTTGTTAACCACGTCTCTACAGAACAATCCACATTAGGATCTAATGGAATCAAGTTCTTACTTATCCATTCTTTAACGAATTTGCGAAAAGCTGTACGAACTTCAATATCTGGTTCTGGAACTTTACGCAAAAACCTGTAACGAACGCCGTCCAACATACTTTGTGGATCCGACAAATAAGGTTTGGGATTACAGGCCCCAACAAACGTAACAGGTAAACTGACACCAACGATACGAGAAAGGCCGTCATTACCATGGGCATTGAACTTCCTAATTTTGACAGAATCATCAGTTGGTGGGATATCCGGGAGTGCGACTTCATTTGTACAATATCCATATTTGATGTTAACAAGTTTGTGGGGCTCCGGTAAAAATGCATATCTTCATTAATAAAATTATGGTGTTTAGCAACATTAAAACAAAATATAGATGTATCTGTTTGAATATTATCAATAAAACCATTATGATAACGATTAATGTTAACGGACATGCAAGTAGAGACTGCAGTATTTATGCGATTAAAAAGTGCTTCCTCATTATATTTTAAGTTTTTGTTAACTAAAGTCAGCACTTGAGAAACAATTTCCATAGAAACTAATAACTTTCGTTTTCCACTTGGAAATAATAAAGAAGGCATGTTTATCCAATTGCCCATCGCAAAGACAGCTGGACCATACTCGTAAGAAAAATAACACATTTTCGGGTCGACATGTAACAAATCATGGTTTTTCCAAATATCGGGACGACCGTCAACTTCAGTTCCAAAAGGTACTTCACACAAAAATTTTAAAGTGTTATAAACACCTGTGTCTAAATAATAGGAACCAGATTTATAACGATCATACCACTGATAAATATCTCGCCTTTGAAAAGGGATATCAATTTCTTCATCGGAAAAGTTACTTACTACATGATTATTATCTACCAATGGAATCTTACAAATATTATTTTTAACCTTATCCAAAATAACTCTAGAAGGACATAAAAAATTTGGTTTTTGAACATCTTTGTCTTGAGGTTTATCCACGGACCTAACCTCTACAAAATCATCTTCATCATCAGAAGATAAGTAACTGTTTGTAGGATATAATTTCTTTAAATCTGCACGTGACAAAGAATAATAATTCTTTGTATCCCGCATTTTCGTAAATACAATCACCAATATTGCATAAGTGATTTTACATATTTGAGTTGTATAATAACAGATTAGGCTTCGTATATATCTAGGTATATTTTTAAAATCACAACACTCCAAGCCTCCATCTAATAATATTGCTACAACCATTTTGCGTCCATGCTGATTCAATGAATTAAACCAGTTTATTATTTTGGCGTCCTCTCGGGAAACGGTGTCATTATCTGACATCTCATTAACGGGTCGCTTCAAAACAAACTCATCTTTCTGAGAATTAACTTCGGTATAATGTTTAGCTAAATTTTT